AATAAAGATTTAAAAGATCCTATTGAAAAAGCTAAAACTATCGCTCATGAGAAAGTCCACATAGATCAATACAAAAGTGGAGAGCTTGATTACGAGGTTGATGGTGCTGGTAAAGGTTATGTTGATTTTAAAGGAAAAAGATTCGATTATTCAGTAATGCAAAAAGGTAAAGGCCCGTGGGAAAAACCCGCTTACGCCGCAGAAAAAAAAATAAGTAAAAAAATTATATAATGGCAAAAAAAATGAAAACAAACCAAGATGGCGGTGGTGAAAGCTCAACTGCAGCAGCTGGTGAACTAAGAAACAATCAAAAAGGTGCGGCTAAATATGCTCACCATAAAGGAGCAGCTGATTATAGCGTAAAAAAAGGATCACACGATCACCCACACGGAGCACCTAAAATGGGTTACAAACAATCATTTGGAGCAGGTAAAGCAAACTGCTATGCGAAAGGTGCTGCTAAGGTAGCGGAAATAATGACATTTGGAGCTTCTAAACATGGTTATCATAAAGGAGCTGCTGATTCAGGTCACGGTGGACCTGATGGTCATACTCATCCTACTATGACAACAAGATCTATAGAGACTTCAGGTGGTGGAAGTTCTTCTTCTACTACAACTGCTAATGGAAACAAAAGCGCTGTTAAGGGAAAAGAAAAACAAAAAGTAAGCAGAGAGACAGCTTACAATAATAGAAGTTCGCAATATAAAGATATGAATCGAGATCAATATAATAAAGAGATCGATGCATATAATGCGAAGAAAAAGAAAAAGAAAATTAATTCAACTTCATCAAATTCTTCTTCTAATAATACTAGTAGCGGTAACACGGTTAGAAAAAGTGAAACTATAACTTCTAAAGAATCTATGGCTGCGGTTAAAGAAAAAGGGGAAATAGCAAACTTCAATAGAGCTCAAAAAAATGCGTACAATAAAGAGATGACTAACATAAGAGCGGCTAACGATTCTACCGCCACAGCTAATGCATTTTTAAACAAAAGACCAGCTCACATGCAAGATGATCAAAAAATTATAAATGCAGCTGCTAATAGAGGTGGTAAAGCAGCGTTTAATACTAGAATAGACAGTGGTAATTTTAGTATAAAAGAAGCTGCAGCTATTTATAAAGAAGGTCGAAAAATTAGCGGAAGATAATTTTGAAAAAAATATTTCAATGGCTTACAGGTGGCGTTATCAAAGAAGTTGGTGACGTCATCGATAAGTTAACTACTACAGATGAAGAAAAGCTACTGATTAAAAAGCAAGTTCAAGAAATAATGAACAAAGCTAATACTGATGCAGAGAACCAAATAACAAGGCGTTGGGAAAGTGATATGAAGTCAGATTCATGGCTTTCTAAGAACACACGACCTTTGGCTCTTATATTTCTATCAGTTATGGCTATAGCTTTTATATGGGTTGACAGTCATCACGAGATATCTTTTACAGTAGAACAAGAGTGGATTGCGTTATTAAAGCAATTACTTACAACTGTTTATATAGCGTACTTTGGTTCTCGAGGTATGGAAAAATTCAAAACTATAAGTAATAATAAATAGTAGGAATATTAATTAAATCAAATTAAATGAAAAACTTAATTATTACATTAGGTCTTTTCTGCTCTGTGTTTTCATATTCACAAGATAGGAAAGATTTTGCAGGCGTGTGGCAAGATGTTAAAAATGACGACACATTATTAGTAATTTATCACAACAAAACCCTAGGCTCTTTAAAGTTCTGGAATTTTAAACTAGACAGAGAGTGGAGTATAAATGAAGATTTTTTATACGAAGAAAATGGCTTAGTAAAAACAATGCATGAAGATGCTTTGAATAGTGTTAAATTTTCAAACCAATATACGTTAAAAGATGGCGTATTAATAAAAGAAGCAAATGGTATGTTTCAAGAATTCACTAAATTAAATTAAATTAAATTATGAGTAAAGTAAACAAGATTAAAGACGAAGAACTACAAAAAATTGTAGAAAAAACTAAAGAGCAAAACGAACTATTAAGAACAATAGGTGTTCTTGAAACTCAAAAACAAGGTGTTTTAGTTCAGTTAGCTAGCAGTAATAAAGATCTAGAGGAAATTAAAAAAGAACTAGAAGATGAATACGGTCAAGTAACTGTAAACCTAGAAGACGGTAGTTATACTGAAATCGAAAAAGAAGATGACAAATAATATTAGAAAGATCAGTATCGGATCTGACTACAAAAATGATGCTATGCATTATTCAGTAGGGCAACAAGTATATGGTGGTCATGAAATATCACATATATTGCTAGATGACTCTGATAAATCTTATAATATACACATCAAAAAAAACAACGACGTATTGCCATGGAAAAAATTTAATTCTAACATGGCAATATCAGTTGAATATGATTTAGAGTATTAATGAGAAGTTTATATGACTTTATAGTTAAACCTGTAGGAGAAGAATATGACAATGAAAAATCTATAGGTGATAAAAAAATTATATTAAATACTAAAATAGAAAGTTTTAAATTTGTAAATAATTTAGCTGAGGTTGTAGAAACACCTAAAGCATATGAAACTCCTATTGAAAAAGGTGATTTAATAATAATACATCACAATGTTTTTCGTACGTTTTACGATATGAAAGGCGTTAAAAAGAAAAGTAGATCATCTTTTATAGATGGTTTATATTTTTGTGCTTTAGATCAAGTGTATCTTTATAAAAAAGATATAAAATGGAAGTCTATAAACAGTAGATGTTTCATAAAACCGTTAAAGATAAAAGACGGATTAGAAGTAGCTAAAGAGAAAAAGCTTATTGGTATATTAAAAATAGGTAATAGCTCGTTAGAAGCGCTAGGAATAAACGAGGGTGATACTGTTGGTTATACTCCATACGGTGAATATGATTTTATTGTTGACGAAGAGCGTTTATATTGTATGAAATCAAATGATATTGTTATAAAGTATGAAAACGAAGGAAACGAAGTTGAATATAATCCACGCTGGGCAGGTAGCAGTTGAGGAGTTAATAAAGGTAGCTAAAGAACCTATAGTAGATTCAGACGATGACATATCAGCTGACAGACTTAAAAACGCAGCGGCTACAAAAAAGCTAGCTATATTTGATGCTTTTGAAATATTAAGCAGAATACAACAAGAAGAGGAATTATTAAACGAAAAACCTAAAGAGATTAAGCAAGAAAAAGCTTTTAAAGGTTTTGCTGAAGGTAGATCTAAATAATGTACGAGCAGCAGTTATATAAAGTATTAAATAACTATATAGATTCTAAAACTTTAAATCATAAGAATAAATATAAGAAATGGGATTACGGTTATAATGAGGAATATGATGTTGTTGTTATAAGTAAGACTGGAGAGATAGGTGAGGTTTATGAGATACAAAACTTAAAAATTGCATTACCTAAAAAACATGATGTAGTTAAATTTGATAATAACAAATGGAGTTACTCAGGTTATCCTAAGGAATTAAAAAAAATAAAATCAGTATTTGACTGGGAAGAATACCCTTTAGATTTTAAAGAAAAATGGTATGATTATATCGACAAAGAGTTTACAAGGCGTGAAGAGGGTTTTTGGTTCATTAATAAAAATGTTCCTACTTATATTACTGGCACTCACTATATGTACTTGCAGTGGAGTAAAATTGATGTTGGGCAACCAGACTTTAGGGAGTCAAACAGATTATTCTATATATTCTGGGAAGCTTGCAAAGCAGACACAAGATCTTACGGAATGTGTTATCTTAAAAACCGTAGATCTGGATTCTCTTTTATGTCATCAGCCGAGTCAGTTAACCTTGCTACAATATCCACAGATTCAAGATTTGGCATACTGTCAAAATCTGGTCCTGACGCAAAGAAAATGTTTACCGATAAAGTTGTACCAATATCAGTCAACTACCCGTTCTTTTTTAAACCAATACAAGACGGTATGGATAGACCAAAAACCGAACTCGCGTACAGGGTGCCAGCCTCTAAATTCACGCGTAGAAAACTTGATGATAACACTAAGTTACAAGAAATCACAGGTCTGGACACCACTATCGATTGGAAAAATACAGGAGACAACTCTTATGATGGTGAAAAACTAAAGTTATTAGTTCATGATGAATCAGGTAAGTGGGAAAGACCAAACAACATATAAAATAATTGGCGTGTTACAAAAACAACACTTAGACTAGGTAGTAAGGTTATAGGTAAGTGTATGATGGGAAGTACATCAAACTCTTTAGATAAAGGTGGTGATAATTTTAAAAAATTATATAACGATTCAGATGTTACAAAAAGAAACGCCAACGGACAGACTAGCTCGGGACTCTATTCTTTGTTCATACCTATGGAATGGAATTACGAAGGATACATTGATTCTTATGGCATACCTGTCTTCGACACACCAAAAAAACCAGTTGAAGATCCTCACGGGACTAAAATAAAAATAGGTGTAATAGAATACTGGCAAAATGAAGTGAACGGTTTAAAGGAAGATCAAGATGGTTTAAATGAATTTTACCGTCAATTTCCAAGAACTGAAGAACATGCTTTTAGAGATGAGGCTAAATCATCTTTATTTAATCTAACTAAGATATACCAACAAATAGATTGGAATGCTGATTTAAAAAACAGCGGAATAATAACTCAAGGAAATTTTCAATGGGTAAATGGTGTAAAAGATACTAAAGTATTATTTATGCCAAGCAAACAAGGTAGGTTTTTTTTATCTTGGACACCACCTATTGAAATGCAAAACAGAGTTGTAATCAAAAATGGATTAAAATGGCCAGGTAACGAACATACTGGAGCTTTTGGTTGTGATAGTTATGACATATCAGGTACTGTTGACAGAAGAGGTTCTAATGGTGCTTTAACAGGTTTAACTAAGTTTAGTATGGAGAACGTTCCACCTAATCATTTTTTCTTAGAATATATCGCTCGTCCGCAGACAGCTGAGATATTTTTTGAAGATGTATTAATGGCTTGCGTTTTTTATGGTATGCCAATACTAGCAGAGAATAACAAACCAAGACTTTTATATTATTTTAAAAGAAGAGGTTATAGAGGTTATTCAATGAACAGGCCAGATAAAAAATATAATAAGCTTTCTACAACAGAAAGGGAGATAGGCGGAATACCTAATTCAAGTGAAGATAT